GGTTTCCAAGTTTCAAACATAGATCGACTTTCGCAGTACCAGCGTCGTCGTCTATCTGCTGCTTCTCCTCGGGCTTTGTAATAGTCATTCTTAGCTTTACGCAACGTATGGCTGGCAGCAAATGCCATATGGATACATGATGGCTCAGAATAAAACTTTAAGTTGCCAGCCAAGTCAGGATCTTCAGGACGTTGATGGTTGCCTGCGTATCTGAGTCCTGTTGACCAACGAATGCCCTTGGTGTGCCTCATGTCCCAGAAACCACCAACCACTTCCAAAGTGAACAAAGGTTCTTCCTGAATACATGCAGGATGCCATGGGTGTGTAAATTGAAAACAAAAGTGTCGAGTACTGCTGTCTTCACTCTCCATAATGTTGTTGATAATGCTCTGGTCGGCTTGCATGTAGAACTCATCGGCATCCAGAATCATTATAAACTCTGGACGTATATCAACTAAGTAGTCCAAGTACGCTTGACGTGCAGCGACTTTACCGAGTGCTGGGTCTTTATGCTTGGTAAAGCCATACTTGATGTGAGTAATACGTTTGTCGCTGGCAGCTAAGCGGGTAAGATATTCCGTGGTACCGTCTACGGATAGACCATCAGCAGAGACTAACTCAGGATTAGTTTCTGCATATACTTTATCTGCGGCTTCTACAAACACCCATTCAACTAATCCCGGCCAGTTCTTATGCTGCTCGTAGAGTTTAGGAAGCCATTCCATTTCATTGAGCACCAGAGTGCAGAGTGCGAGTTTCATAGTACAGACTCCAGTGCTTCGATGTAACGATGCTTTAACATTTCCCACGAGTTGGCAGTACGGTAGTTCTCACCTTCCAATGAGAACTTCTCGATGTCCTGATCTGCCCATTGATCAATGCAGGCAGCAATAGCTGTAGGGTCAACAACTGATTCTTCGATACGAAGGCAGCTACCTCCAACCTGAGTCATACGACGTGAGGTAACTGGGATCAATGGTTCTTCTGGTAGCCACTGATTCGTGGGAAACCTGTTGGTCGTCATCACCATCATGCCTGAAGCAAATGCTTCCTGTAACGGTAAGCTAAGCCCATTGTACTTTTCTGGTGCGACATAGACATCGTACACCGGATCGAATAGTTGGTGACGAGGGACTTCACCAGCAATAATTGTTGGGACTACTGCAGTCTTGGGAAGATCAGCTTCCTTGAGCAGCTTGTAGATGCCTTCAGGTTTCTGACAACGAATAGTCAGGTCAATGTCTGACTGAACGTACGCTAATGCTCTGATCAGTTCCAGCGTGCCCTTGTGGTTACGGGAACCGATGTTGCCAGCATTATGCAGGAACCTACGAGCCTTGGTCCTGCGAGTCCACTGGATGTGGCTCTCAACAGGAACAGGGATATGGATGCCGTCAGGGAAGTATTGCTGATCCAGTAACGAAGGATTGATAAACAGATCGAACTTGTGCCGTGGATGCTCAAGGAACCATTCGTACATCGGAATGATGACAGTCTTGACTCCACGCTCACGGCAGCGATTAGGGAAGCTCCAGTCAAATGGAGTCTCGAAGAACAGCATCACGTCGATGTCGTCTAGGAACCGTTCTACGTCAGGTCCAGCAATAGTTCTGCTGGTGATCTCCATAGTTCCTTCTGGGTACCACTCCATGTGTGACGGAGTACCATGAGGATGACGGTACACCATGACATCGGTGATAACGCCAGCATCGTAGAAGGACTTGGCTAGATGCCCCAACCCCTGTGAAGTCGCGTAGCATACACATCCCACTCTCATGAGTTGCTCCTGTACTTTTGGATTAGCATTTCCAGCAGGCTAACGATGCACAGTTTATCTTTGGGACCGATGGCGTCGAATAGTCGACGTGAGCTACCGTAGACAGAAGGACTTCTGTACGGCATAGTAGATTCTGTGGCAGTAAAGCAAGTGTCGGGTGCTACGTTGACAAGGAAACAAGCATTGCGTATTAACTGGCGAACGGATGTCGTGTACGCATTGCAGACAACGTAATCATTGGGTGTGCTCAACTGCATCAGGTCGTAGACGTGTTCCATGTAATCCTTGGCGTAACCGATCGTCACGTCCTGTCCTACGTCGAACATTGCTACAGGTACGCCGGTTGCAGCAGCTTTGCAAATCTTATGCAACAGGTAGTTTCCATTACGCCTTGGTGAGTCGTGGTTGTAAAGGATTCCTGTGCAGATAAACATGCCGTGGTTCTGACGATACATTCTGGCAAGATGATAGGCAGCAACCTTGGCACAGGCATAAGGGCTACGTGGATTGAACGGAGTCTCTTCGGTCTGTGGGGCTGGTGCGTCACCGAACATCGTTGATGAACATGGAATGAATACACGAGCAGACGGACAGTTACGGCGTACAGACGTCAACAGGTTGCTGACAGCTTTAACAGTAACGTCCATCTGATACGCTGGATGTAGGAATGACCAGTCGACATTGTCCTGATCAGCTTCATGGTAAATCTGGTGAGGATCTACCTTACGGATGATCTCATCCAGACACAGAGCGTCTGTAACGTCACCTTGGATCAGGTGGAAGTTAGGATTGCCGATGTTGTGGCGTACATTGTCGAATGGGTCTTTAGACGAGTGCCGATAGACGCCGTAGACTTCATAGCCTTTCTCCAGCAGGATGTCAGCAAGGTAAGATCCGTCCTGGCCACAGACGCCAGTGATAAGAGCACGCATTAGAGAATCCTTAGTTCAGGGAGGGGGACGATAAACTTGCCACCAGCTTTACGCCATGCTTCATCCTTTTCCCGTTCAAGGAATTCTGAGATGAAAGCATAAGGTAGGACCAACATGTAGTCTGGTCGCTGTTGGCGAACGATTGCTTCGGAGTAGATTTTGATATCAGTACCGGCTGTGACTTTACCCCACTTCTCAGGGGAGCGTTCAGCAGCATACAGCACGTCTTCGTAGTCTATTCCGTACCATTGAAGAAGGAAGTTACCTTTGGTCGATGCTCCGTAGACACAGACCATCTTACCGTCTTCGTTGGCTTCGTTGATGATGTCCTGAACTTCGTCTCGGTTGGTCTCCATGCGTGTAATGAAATCTTCGAAGTCCTTGAGTATGTCGACTTCGTTGATGAATGCGTCTACGACTCGTGCTCCCGCTTCTGGCGAACGACCAGTGGGGTATGCGGCATGACGGATGCTGATGCGGTACGATTCACCGTTGACAGCATTGGTGGTAACGTCGTAGATCATCAGGTTGTGACGACGCAGCAGCACAGCGAGACTGTGGAGCGTGTAGAACTCTAAATGCTCGTGAGCCATGTTACCAATGTCATTGCAGTTGATCATGTTCTTGAGACACATCAACTGAGCAACGAATACGCCTTCTGGGTGTAGTGCATCGCTAATAGCGGCTACGAATGAATTTGGATCGTCTAAGTCATACAGCATACCGCAGGCAGTAATGATTTTAGCTGGACCTAAGACGACGTTGTTGTAGTACGTGTCTTCTGTCCAGAAGTCATTGATTAGCAGGTCTACTTTCTCTTGTGGCTCTGAGGCAAGATTCTTAGCTGGTTCTACGCCAACACGGAACAGATCGTCCGGATAGAAGCCAAGAAGCGTACCATCGTTGGAACCGATATCGAGTACGACATCTCCGGGATAGCACTTGACTTGCGATAGAGCATCTCGCACAACATCGGCCAAGGCTGTACGCATCGTGGCTGTAACACCAGAGCGGTACCAATAGTGGCCGGAGTACAGCAACTCTTGTGGTGCTGTGTGCGGGTTCTGGACCAGAGTACATTCTGGGCAGTAGACTAACTCAAGCGGACATTTCTCACCATCGTAGGCGTGTCCGGGGTCTACAAAGTTACTGATGTACTGGTTGCCAAAGTTATACAGAGGCGTGAGTTGATCGTGACCGCAGATGCGGCACGTCGTGCGGGTGGTGTAGGGCATGTTCTCACTTGGGGGGTAAGAGACTTAGGGGGTCAAACTCTTCGATGTAACACTTACTGATTGGGTGCTTCTTGTTACCCATGGATGACTCTTCGCCAATGTGCTGCACCAGTGAAGGGTAGTGGACATACTCAGTCCAGCCAGCAGCATTCATGGATTCAACGATTGCACCGTCCAACGACTTATGCCCTCGCATAGAATCTCTACGACGAGTAACCATGTGGGGTTGTGCCAGTAACGTCTCAACTGCTGCATGATCAAACACCAATGCTACGGCACCTCTACCGAGTTGGTGACCTTTTGCAGCACGAGCAGCTTCGTGCCAACCATGTGTCTTCCCGGGAACGATAGCATCGTTTTCCATGAATGTAAAGAGGTTGAGGTAACTTTTCTCTGGTAGTGTACACTCAGTCAGGTATTGCTTCAGGTTCTTAACACAGATGAAGTCATCTTGGAAGATGGCGTAGAACTGGGACCATGGGTTTCTGGAGTAGAGTTCGAGGAGTGTCATGTGCCAGTGAGCGAAGGTTCGGATGTTCCTTCCACGGCAGATCACCTCGTGAGGCTCCAGCACGTCCATCAAGCGGCTATCGCAGGGTCCGTCGACTGAGATGATGGGCTTATCGAAGCCAGCCTCAGCGAGGCTCTCCAGCGTTCTGGGAAGGAGATCATCTACACGGGTTGGTACGGTAGTGACTGCGTATTCCCAAGTACCACGGATGTAAGGCAGGTCTTCTGCTGGTCGTTCCAGTCCACCGTTCCACTTCATAACTTCTGAGCGAAGAAGTTCAACGTGACCCTGAGTATCAAGTACACGGCGATGGCTGGTGAAGGACGGAAGTGGAGTCATGAATCTGACTCCCGGTACGATGGGCGTAATGTAGTCTCGAAACGCAACTACCTGCGAGTCATGAATACAACCGCACAGTGTTTCCTTGGGCAGAACGATATGAGGCATTGGGGGGATTCCGCAGGCTTCGATGATCCACTCACGGATGCGAGCAGCAACCATTCCGGGGAGGTACTTAGCAGCAGCACGCTGGTACCACTTCTGTGCATTCTTTGCTGAGCGTGCGACAATACGTTCTGACAATGGGATAGCATCCTGCAGAACTTCCATTGCCGACATCGTGTTCAGTCTGTCGATCTCGGCTTTGCATTCAGAGCAGGGTACGGCGTTGCCGGTCTCACGAACAATGATTGCGTGGAGCTTGGTGCCGATATCGGAAATCAGCACGCTTTTTCTTAGATGTGATGCTGGTACCGAACTCAATGCTGCTAAGTACTTTTTTGCATTGGGTCCGTTCGCATCAATCTCTTTCTGCCAAGCTGTCGGGATAATCATGGGGATGAATACCTATGTGTTCCAAGTATGAGGACTCTTGCTCTTTGAGTGCGTAAATGTCGCTATGGACGAGCATGTGCAGCACAAACGCCAATGCCATGCTGAGTAACGATGTTGCAACTATCAGTATGATTTCTTTCATAAAGTTTCGTATACCGTAAATGTGAAGCACAGTGTAGGGTGAACGACAGGAGGCAAAGGCGGCATGATGCTGGCAATACACGCCATTCCGGGATTGTAGCACGACTCTCCAGTCAACAGTATCGGGTTGCAACTAACTTTTGTCAACAGTACGTTGGCACTAGGAGGAACTACGGCTAAAGGACCGCCACCAGTACAGTCTCCTGCCCACTCCAGCAACCAACCACCTGATGTACCGCACTGTATGTTTACGTTAGAGCAAAAAGTCCAAGTACAGTTTAACCCAGCGTCATAGTAACAGCAAAAAGTACAGGTACCTGTTAGAGTGCCAAGCCCCCAACGGCCATTCTCGATTAACGTCACTGTGCCTGTCATAGACCAGCAACCGTAAGGTGAATCGGAAGCTGCTTCGACTGTCAGAGTTGACGGAAGTGGATTCTCTCCGGGTGCTCCTGTGCAATCCCCCGGATGTAGTTCACTGATGTAAGGGTTGCATCGTTCCGTACAGCATGTAGTGCCGCAACCGCAGCCGCATTCCAGTAAGGCTTGCTGTAAGTTGGAGGGCATGTTAGGTTCCTGTTCCTGTTCCGGGGCAATCAATCTGAGCACCCTGACAGAACACACCTTCTACGATGTAGTTATCGCATCGAGTGAGTGTAACGACTCCGTCGCAGCATTCGTAGAACTTGTCAGGGATGGCAACAAGATCATAGTTACCTGTCAAGACCATGTAAAGAGGAATTGTGTCAATTGCTGTTCCGGTACCCGTACCTGTTCCAGTTGTGGGATCGACGACAGTGTCGCCCATGTCGGTGATGATTACGTGAGCATTGATACCTAGTGTCAGCAAGCGAGGGTCGTAGCAGTAGACCAGAGCACCGTCAGCAGGTACGGAGACTCTGGACGGTTGCTGAAGAGTACCACAAGCAACTGGACCTACGTTACCGGCAGTGCCTGTTCCTGCCTCGTTCTCTCCTGTGATCCATTGGCAAGGAGTACACTCGTTGTACTGCCCTGATCCAGTTCCGGTGTCTGTGCCTGTGCCTGTGATCGAAGGGAGGTCAAATGTTGGATTCAGTGAAAGGTAAGCTGAGTAGTATCCGTTGCCAAGGCACTCAACGATCCGTGCGTGTTTCTGAGAAGAAGATCCCACAGCAGCAACCGGAGACCACTCAGCACCGTTACGAATGATCAGGAGCACGTCACCGATGGATGCTGAGAAAGTTGTGTAACGATTGGTGATGATCTGCAGGCTAATGTCGCCTGTCGCTGACTCCATGTTAAGTGTGGTTGAGTCAATCGGCTGTACGTAGCGAAGTACACGACACTCGGCGGAAGTGTAGCCAGTTGTTGCGTTTGTTGCAGAGGCAAGATCCTCTGTCAGCACAGCGTAGTACAGCATGTTGTGGAGCGTATGCTGTTTAGCCTGCCCTAATTCCTGAAGCGGTAACGAATGTCCGAGTACACGCTTATGAATTTCGCGTGCGTCGTCTTCAGGATAGATACCTAGTCTGTTGTTGCTCATGGGATGACCAGTTCGTACAAGGCAGCAAATGCTGTCAGGTCATTTTGTTCTGGAAGAAGAGTATCCACAAACGCAAAGTCTGTGAGTGGATCGGCGTCGTCAATCAAATCGTATGGGATGGCGATCCCGTTTGGTGCCAGTGGCCATGGTGCTGTCGCACGGTCACCACGACTGTTGATGTCGATTGGTGCTAACTCGAAGCCACCACCGAGTAACGGAGCGAGTTGTAGCGTGTGCATGGATACGCGACGGTTGGCTTCGCGGAAGTAACCCAATACAGAATCAGTACGTCTGTCGACTACGAATGTTGCTGTGAGAGTAACGAAGTGGTGAGTCGCTGTTGCTCCAGTTCCATCCTGTCCTGTAGGCACAGAGAGGTTTACTGTTCGATAGTTTTCCACGCACGTACAAGACTCCAACAGTACGTGGTCTTCACCAGCACCGAATAGAGCCGTCGCATTGATTCTTCCGATGAATGGAGCTACATCGGTGCTGTAGGTGAAGCCGTCGTACTCAACGTTCCAAGTGAAAGTGTGAACCTCCAGATCGAGTTCTGCAGAGACACCTTCTAGGATCGGCAGACCATTGGCGTGTACCAGTGGATCACCGTTGATGTCGTGGAAAATATTGATCCTGACACGACGAGTGCTGGCCTGCCATGTTGGTGGTTCGTCCCAAGGATACTTGATGATCTGAGTAGCAGGCTCGCCAGTACCGGGAGTCGTGTCGAATCGTTTAACACGACCGACGTTACCAGCACCTTGATTCTCACTGTTCAGCAGTTTGTCCAGCCACTGACCAGTCTCGTAGGTCAGGTCTACGATCCAGTAAGGTCTGCCTGATTGGTGGACACGGACGCCATTAGCCTGCTTCAGAATCAGGTCACTTCGTTCTGGATGATAGGACAGACCGATAGTGAATGTAGGTTCTGGTGTAGTACCAAAGTCGTACGCAGGTAGAGCAGCCTGAACATCGACGATATCCTCCAGTGGAGAATCCATCTCGATCAGACACTGCTCTACAATTGTGTTGACGCCCCACGTTGCCGATAGATCCTGAGCTTCGTGGAGGAATCCTATGATCTGTTTAAGACCCATGGGTAACCTTTAATTAACTACTCGAACCATTGCGTTGTCCTCGATCGCCTGAAGCATCGCACGTTCGATAGTGATGAGAGTATCAAGTTTTTCGGTCTGAGGATCTCGTTCAAATTTAGCTTTGAGCATTTGGTCAAATGCCTGAGCTTGAGCGTCGAACCCATTCTGCTCCATGGCAGATTGGACTACAGGCTTATTCATCTGAGCGATTTCGTCCTGCACCAGCTTAAGTTGCTGGTACATGAACTCCTGAGCCATAGCCTCTTCACTGACAGGCAATTGTGGACCGACGAACGTCGTGTCAATTCCCGAGAATGCTGCCTGTGCGTCTCTAATACGTTTTAGCTCTTTCTCAGCATCTGTCATGCGGAGAGCATCAAGGTCGTCGCGCATACGCTGCTGACGTTCACGAGTAATTTGCCCTTCAACTTGAAACATCTGGTGCTGAGCTTCCAGCAGTTTCTTAGCGATCTCCAACTGACGTTTGCGTTCCTCGGTCATGTGTTCATCTTGACTTAGCAGAGCTTCAGCAATTTCCTGCTGAAGTTCCATGTTCTCCTGCATATTGGTTATGTTAGGCTGGTAGATTTCCTGTAGGGCATTCAGAAGTGCTGGGTCAGTAAGTTTACCCTTCAGGTTATCCAGAGCAGTAACGTCCATCAACTGATTGCTGCTCATAAAGTAATCTGCAAACCCACCTACATTGCTGGCCATCATGTTGTGCATCTCTCGCAACGCCTGTAACATGTTCTGCTCATTACCAGCAATGGCAGCATTACGTGCTTCACCGTACAGGCGGCTCAGTTCTCGTGCAGCTTCCTTCTGTCCCTCTGTTCCTTCCAGTGTCATCTTATTCAAACGATTCTGGAAGTCCAGTACCGCTTCCTGACCTCCCATGAGACCTTCGAAGTAAGCTGCGTTTCCGCCTGCTCGCTTCATTTCCTCTTGAGCCATTTTCTCATCAAGGTCTTTCTGCTCTTGCTTCAGAGCAGTAATCTTAGCTTGGATTTCTTCACGGGTCTTCATATCTTGAATGCCACGGGACTCTGCTTCGAACTTCTGGCGAATCTCTGTCAACTTACCGATGTTCTCAGTCTCTTTACGGAAGTCTTCCATAGCTTTCTTAGCTTTTTCAGCAGCGTCTTCTGTATCCATTAAGTAACGGACCAAAAAACCGATACCGATGAGGGCTGCAGGGATACCGATGCCTGCAATAGCAGACAAGCCACCAGAGGTACCCAGCAGAGCACGGGCAACCATGGACAGGTTGTTGGACGCTGACATGAGAGCCATGTTCAGTCCACCGCCCATAGACAGTACTTGGATGAAGTCTTCAGCAGCGTAGGATGCTTGACCTATCGCCATGGCAACACCACCATAGCCGCCTGCACCAGATGCCATTGCAGCGTTGACACCAACCTGTGCTTGTTGCTGACGGATCGTGGCGATGGTCAGAGCAGTCTTAGCTCTACCTAATTGAGCGTCGCTCAGAGCTTGCTTGCCGGTGGCTACCAGAGTTGTGTTGTTGAGTCTGACCAGTGTCGCAAGCTGCTGAGCGTAGCGTTCATTCAACGTCATGTGCTGACGGATGATACGATTGGCTTCTTCCTGAACGTCATTTTGATCTTTGATTGCTGCAGTACGTTGATCCTGCATAGCAATAACATGAGCGTCAAACTGCTTAGCATCACCTTTACCAACGTTGTACGAAAGTCGCTCTACTTCTTTTTGAAATACGCGAGCTTCTTCAGCAGCAGTACGGAATCCTCGGGATACACCTTCGGCATCGACGGACAGCTTAATAGCAATGTCGTTAATGCTTTCCATCTTTTCTCATTCCCTTAACTGCTGAGAGGATAGCAAAAAACCCGCTCCTGATGGCAGCAACGGGTTTGGTGACTAACCTGCTAAGACGGTAGGTGTAATCCTTTTGCACAGTCCACGACTTAATCATCCATGGAACCGCTGACGACTTAGGGTTGGCAACCTTCATTTGGTGTGCTATGGACATCGCCTGAAGGTCGTCAGTCATTCCCCATCTGTACTCTCGCCAGAAGTTCAGATGCTCACAAAATTCTGAGTAAGGAATAGACTCGATCTCTGACTTGGACTTCCCCCAACGACTGCATAGGAACAGTACGAACCATCGTGGATCGTCGGGAGTAATTAGTTTTTTGCGGAGTCCGCCTGAGTCCATACTTTGTCACGCAGGATTGCGTTGATCTCTGTCATCTGTTCCGTGCTGATTGCGTCGAGGAAGTAATCCACGACACGGGCCAAGTACGGGGCATCCAGATCGTCGAGTGTCTGACGAACTGAGACACCTTCCTGAACAGTGATAGGCCACTTCTCAGCGTTCTCCTGAGACAGATGGTTAATCAACTGTGGGAGGAATGGCTTGCCGTCTTCGTACAGGCAGATCAGAACACGCAGACCTGAGAAGTAATGAGGCTGTACTTCAGTCTCAGTTGCTCCCGGGAACTCACGGAGCTTGGCAATGAATGCCGTTGCGAGTCCTGCTGACGGCTCAACAATTTCTGAGGAAGCAGAAGAAGGGAGTGGGGCACGCTTGAGAGGTTTGAGCAACATACGGGTTTCCTAAAAGAAAGGGGTGAAGGGAGGTGTTGTACCATCAGTCTTAGACTGGAGCAGTTACGTCAATGTTGGAGATACGGAAGACAAGTTCTGCCAGTGAGCGTGAACCCTGATCATCAGAGAGCACAGTACCCATTGGAGTGAACTTGTTGCAGTATCCGGTCAAGACCAGAATCGGACCAGTGGTCTCAGATCCTTCAGCAGGGAATTCAACGAGCAGGTCACCTGAGCGACCGTCGAAGAATGCTGCGTATTCGCGACCACCATAGGTATCATCTGGGTCCCAGTCAACAGTGAAAGTAACAGTTCCGAGATCGACCATCTTACCGGCTTTGAAGGTGCGGATCAAGTTCCCCCAACCGTCCAAAGTTGTATTCGAGCAAGTTGTTTCAACGTCACCACGAGTGAAGCCGGACCATGTAGGACCGTCAGTGACACAGGCGTAAACGTCACTGGCTGTGTCAACAGCATCTGGTGCTGCTCCACTGCCAGTTGGTACTGTGGTTTGCTCGAACCACTTGATCTTGATTCGTGATGTATCTCTATTAGCCATGAAAACCTCCTAACAGGTAGCCTTACCAGAAAAAGACAGGACGATCATCGTCAGATCAGGATTCGACTGTCCTGTTTTCAACACATACGTTTCATCCTGAGAATCGAATCTCAGGTAGTTGATGTACACGCTGGTTCCGGTTACCGAATAGGAGGTGAGTTGTGTTCGACGACCAGCAACGATAGGTTGCAGGACGGCAAGCACGGAGGTAACAAGAGCCTTACGTTGAGTATTAGAATGGGCTACACAGGCTACGTCAAGTGTAAAGCTACACTTCTCTGAGTCATTAGCCTCTGCAAGACCTTCTGAGGAATGGAATGGTGTGATCTCGGAGATGTCGTAGAACACGTAACCGTCAGGGGCAGTCTTCAGATCGTGTGAGGGCAGGAACGAAGACTTGCTGCACGGAATTGTAGCTCCGACAGCACCGCTGATCAATGACTGTAATCCGACATCTAAAGTGTATGGACTCATTTGCCGAATGCCTTACGGAAGTGTTCCAATACTTTGGTGCGGAAGATTTCCTTAGCCTTAGCTTCTGTCTCTTGCTTGGTCTTGGCGAAGTAGTGATGCCCTTCAAATCCGTACGTTCTGTCCTTCTTTTTCTTTTCGTCGCTGAGGGCACTGAGCTTATGCTTGAAGCCAGCTTCCCACAAGTGCAGGTAGCGAGCAGGCCAACGCTTCTTCAGACCACCAACACTCTTAGGACCGAACACTTTCTTACGAAGTCTACTGCGAACGTCACCACGAGGGTAACGCTTGCTGTAGATTACTGATCCATCATCGGCAGTACGTTTCTGACGAATACCAAATGAGACCTGTCGCTGGATTGCTTTGTTATATAAGGGAGACTTCTCCAGCGTTGTCGCTTCGATGTACTTGTTGTTGACTCCAATGATACCGTAGAACCGATCAGGGTTGTTGCGAGCGTTCTTGTACTTGGAGATCAATGCACGGTAAGTGGCACCAGAGGATTGCTTAGACTCACGGGGGAGCCTCATCAGTTTAGTCTTCAGGGAGTTTCTGGATGGCAGTAATGCACTTCGCAACGCCTGACGTACGATGTGCCTGCGAAGCGTACCAACGAACTTGGGGAAGCCGTTGATCACCTCAGCAGGCATGTCGAACTTGATTGAGAAGAACGGTTTAGCCATTAGTACATCGTGGGGATAAGTTGAATGGTGATCGGCTGTGAGACGTTGTCGATGATTGTAATGTTTACTTTCTTTCTGTCACCCCATGGGTCAGTCGCTGGTCCTTGAACCGCGAATACTTTCTGACGAGAAGGAATGACACAGAACATACCTGCAGTGATTTCTTCAGCAGGCTTACACCATTGGCCGATGAGCATGAAGGACTGCTCAGAAGCCACACGACCGGCGTCCGTAATCTCTGTTGGCTTGCGGGGAGCTTCCAGAGAGAACGGACCTTTGTAATGAAGAGTGAATTCCTGTGTGAGTTCACCCGATGTGTTGACGACTGTGGAGGGTGTCCAGAACTCGCAGATGGTTCGTAGATTGGGTCGAGAGCGGCGATTGTACTTGTTCATCCACGACTCACTTTCGACCAGTCTTCCGTAATGTAACGGATTGCACGATGGTCATTCAAAAGGTTGAGATCGCGAAGCTGACAATAGCCTTGAGGAAGTTCTGAGACAGAACCATCAGAGATCGCATCGCGGTACTCAAACAAGTGGTAAGCGAGGATCTTGATTGCTCGGATGGTTGACTTGGGTACGGCGTCGTATGATGCGTAGCCGGTGGTGTAAGTGATGGTGATTGGGTAGGGTTGCTCATCGTTGATCTCTTCGAAGACTTCTTCCCAGTCCTCAGCCCATAACTTAGATGGTTCTGAGGTGTAGAGAGTGTAGTCGGAGGATGATACGGTTCCGGTGGTCAGATCGTCTTTAATGTACGTGAAGGTTGTGATCTCAGTAACACGTCCGAATGGCAGGAAGAACAGACCATCGGGATTACAGAATGCTTCGTACGGGAGAGTGAGTGTAACAGGTTTACGGAGAATGAATCTCCACTGTTCCTTCTCACAGATCGAGATGCACTCGTGGAGTAAGTCTTCCAGATCGACTGGCAATAGTTCCGTAGGTGTTTCTGGATCGAAGCCAATGTTACGCTTTGTAGCATCCAGCAGTGTGGTGCCTACAATCGTACTGAGTGCAGCTTCACTGGCAAGATCAACGTACATCGGCATGAATGATCTCCAAAAGACAAACCGCAGTACAGCCACCCCCTGAACTGTACTGCGGCTGTTTCCATCCGAAGATGGTGAGTTATTGTTGCTACCCCGCTTATGGCTCTGGCGTCAGGGACGGGGCTTAGTGTAGAGTCGTGTGCCACGCAGACACACTAAGCCTTCGGCAACAAGTATCGTTAGGCTGTAACGCCTGTTCCGGTTGGAGTCAGATCGTCGTACTGACGAAGGCCGACAACCTGTACTGCAGCATCCAGCGTGTTAGCGTTTGTTCCTGTCAGTCGGTAGACCGTCGACAAGAACACGACACCAGCAACATCCTGAGCGTAGCTAACTTCTTCCGAGTCAACTTCAACCGACATTTCCATGTTGGCCAAAGCTGCACTGAAGGTAACCGTCTTGATGGTTGTGAAACCACTGGTTCCGGCAGACACTGTGGAACCGCAGACCGTAACGGTCAGGGCACCTGTCAGGTCAGCGTTGTTGATGACAAGCATAGCTTTGTCGAACAACGTGGTGATAACGTGAGCATTACCGATGCTCCCGTTCATTGTTAGCGTACCGAGAGCCTTGACCTGGCTCTTGGACGCAAGATGCGTAAACTTCTGAGTAGCCATTATATTGTTCCTGTTCAGGAGAAGAATCAAAAGTCGTAAGTAAGAGGGGCATGGTTCAGGCGAACCTTACTACATGCCCCTCAGACCTGCATGAACTACGCAGTTGTCGCAGACAGGACAACGAACGGTGACAAGGTCAGACCGGCCTTGGCAGGAGTCAACACTGAAGTCCACCATGGGCGAGCATCGTCGAAGCTGGTGAACAAGAACACTTCTTCTCGTTCGAGGAAGCGGACATGGATGCTGCGAGTCAGCGTACCAGTTCCACGTTCACCGTACAGTACCTGCGTTGGGTTGACGCAAGCAAGGAAGTTGGTATTCCACTCGCTGATGACATTACCGTCCTGACCAGACGTAATACCGTTCATGTACTCTGTCCAGATGATTGGACGACCGAGCAACATGTCTGGGTTGGCAGAGTCAGCAGGGTAGAACAGCTTCACGAGGCCAGCGTTGTTTGGCGACTCGATGTGCAGAGTAGCGATCGTCGGGAACAAGTCCAGAGAGCACAACCATACTGCATTCTCGTAGCCCCAGACACGCTGACGCATCTTGAGGATGTTGGTACCGTTGACGATAACGGATGTTGACTGACCAGACTCTCGCAGCACAGTCAGCAACGAAGGATTGCTGGCGTGCAGCATACCCAGAGGTCGACCGATACCATTACCGTTCAACAGTTCATTGATGCGGTAAGAGCGAGCTTCCTGACGCAGACCCTGATCAATCAGAGCAGCGATAGAGAGAGGACTGTCAGCCATCAACTGATTGGTTGCTGCAGCAGCACCGTTCAGTTCGTGTGCCTTCAGAGAGATCATCTCCATGGCGTTCTTGCTGAGCGTCGGAGCAGCAGTTTCCTTACCTCGGTAGACGCGGAAGCCACCAGTCACCGAAGTGCTGTGGTCTTTGTCAACTCGGGCAGGAATGTCAACCGTTGGAGCGGTCATTGGGATACGAGTCATCTTGCTCGTAAGCTGGTCAGCTTCTGGCTCAAGCTGCATAACCGTGTTGATGAAGCCACGAGGTACAGTGATACCTGCTGCTTCCCAGTTGGCCTTGCTGAATTCGTCAGATCCTACTGCGTCCATCACAGCAGCTTTCAACCGTGGGTCGATTGCTTCTGGACTGCGGGACTTGTAGGCGTTGACAACAGCACCGAGGTATTCCTGCTGGTTCTTGAAGCCGAACTTCTCTTTGTCGTCTTCCCATGCTGGACGAGTGTGTACGCCCTTGGAGAAGTCGAAGGTTAGCCCACTTGTCGCATTGGCAATACGAGACGTGGCGAGCAGTGCAGCCTTACGCTCAGCGAGACCGGCAGGAGTCTTGCTCAGTGCATTCTGAACCGCTTCAATGCGATCCACAGCGTCCGAGTAAGCCTGAGCGTCTTCAGATGAGAGCTTATCGCCCTTGGCATCGAAGACTTCGGTGACAGTAATGAGACGAGTTCGTTCGTCCTGAAGCTGGTTGACGGTCATCTTCGTGATGTCGTCGTGTTTAGCAGGCGTATCGTTGAAGACGAGTACGCGATTAGCGATGGCAGAAGCCATGACAAAACCTCCTAGATTGTGATGTGGCATCTGGCTTCTGCTTATGTGCGTTGCTGTGGGCATAGCCTTTGACACGGTAAGAATAACAGCATGACGGAA